TGAAAATTGAAATAGGAGACAATCTTGCAGCAGCTATAGTAGCTATTGCATTTGGTATTTTAATGATACTCGCTGGCTTTGCCTTTAGTGCTACAGCGCATGGTCAAGCAGTAGAGATACTAACGCCTTATGAGGCTCAGACAGCACAACGGTTACATCTCGAACAAGAACGTCTTAATGCTGAATGGGCTATGTTAAATACTGAGATCATACGTACACATTTAGAGGCTAACCAAAATCAAACAACAGGATGCGTAGTTAATCAAATGCTGATAAAATTTGAGTGGGGTTGTGCAGAATTTGTATATTCTACTCACTTTAACGCGATAGTCCCTGCTAAGGTCTTGACAAGCCCCCCATACGGTGCTACACTATATGAGTTGAGTAAGTTAGGCGATGGAAACGCGATTGCTATTACCGAAAAGCCAGTCCTAGAAGAAGATGAAAATGGGTATCATTGGGTATGGAATGCGTATCATAATAGCGAAAACTACCCAAACGATGCTCATAAATATAAGGAGCCACAAAATTGATAACTCTAACTTCTGAAGAACACGCTTGTATATTAAACCTAACTGTTAATAGTGTACTAGCTATTAGAAGCATAACACCAAATGCGAGTGAGCAGCTACATAAGATTCAAAATGAGCGACTAGCCATGTTAGCCAATCTAATAGAAAAACAACTAGTAGTAGATGTTACAGATATTAACCCACAAATAGTAGAACAACTGAAAGTACCAGACAGAACGGTAAGACTCTACACGCTGACTTCACAAGGGCAGTTGATGTTTGGCGGGGAACAAAGTAAGATGGTAAACTAAGAGGATAAAAATGGAACAATACACACAAAATACAGCAGAGCCTCAAGATAAAAAAGCAAATCACCAAGCGAATGTCATACGCATTGAGGAAATCTTACCGCATACTAACGCGGATAATCTTGAAATAATTCCTATCGGAGGTTTTCAAGTAGTTACTCGTAAGGGCCAGTTTAAAGTAGGCGATTTAGGGGTTTATATCCAGCCGGATAGCATAGTACCTAAAAGTGAGACTTTTAAGTTTTTATGGGAAGGTCATGAAGATATTAATGGAGTAGTACCGACTAAGTATTTACGCATTACTGTTAGGAAGTTTCGTAAGGAATGGTCTGAGGGGTTGCTATTACCAGTGTTTGATTTTCCACAATTACTTGATAGTGTACTAACAAATCATTTTGTAGAGTCAGACTATCCTGTTGGAACAGACGTATCAGACCTCCTCGGTATCACTCACTACGACCCTGATACTGGACGCGGTAGCACTGGCGATAACGAAAAGGTAATAAAAGGTGCTCCTAAACTAAAACGTAAGTATCCTACTACGTTGAAGGGTTGGTTTTTCTTTCTGCTTCATAAATTACGTCTACGAAGGGACGAGAAGAACTTTTCAGAAACCGTTAGTTTTCATGTACCAACATACGATGTAGAGGGGTTTAAGAATTATCCTAACGTGTTTAAGGACGGCGAACATGTCTTTGTGACAGAGAAGATACATGGATGTGTAATAGGCTCAACCAAAGTTAGAATGGCAAATGGGACTAGAAAGTTTATAAGAGATATAGAAATAGGAGATGTTGTTACAGGAGTAAATAAAGCAGGAAGTGTATCCTCTAGCAAGGTTGTTAAAACATACAACAACGGAAAGACAGAACAATGGTTGCGTGTGTCCGGTAAACGTGAAGGATTGGCAGGACGAGGTAACAGTTTCTTCGCAGTATACTGCACACCTGAGCATAAGTTTTGGGTAGTTGAAAAGCAAGAATTTGTAGAAGCAAAAAGCCTTAGTATAGGCGAACATGTACTAACACTTAGAACTGATTTAAGTCTAACGCCCGTTCAATACCAAGTAGTTTTAGGGAAACTGTTAGGAGATGGGCATCTTGCAACAGCAGTTAGTACCTCTGCACTTCACTTCGGACATAGGGAAAAAGACAAAGATTACCTAAACTGGACTTTAAAAGGATTAGGGAACTTAGCAAATCATAGAACCGATAATTATGTTAGTGGCTACGGAACTAATATGTTTAGAGGAAGTTCTATAGGAACGGGCTATCTTAAACAAGAATTTGAATGTTTTTATGAAGGAGACAAGAAACAAGTTCCTTTTTGGGTAGAAAGTGAATTAACACCATTGTCTCTAGCTTTTTGGTATATGGATGATGGTAGCCTATGTCATAGTGATGGGCAAGAAGACCGAGCATCTTTCGCTACTTGCGGATTCGACTATAAAAGTTGTACTATTTTAATTAAAGCGTTAGCAAGGTTAGGCGTAGAAGCTGAAGTGTCACAACACGATTATAATAGAATTGTGTTAAATACTGAAAACGCAGAACGATTGTTTTTATTAATTGCTCCTTATATACCAAAATGTATGCAAAGGAAACTGCCTGAACGCTACAGAGGAGGGGAAGGATGGTTACCAAACACTGAATCTGTTTATAAACCAGAGTTAGTATCAGTTTCTATTACAAGTATAGAAAGCGCTCCTACAATAACCTCTAAGAAGTATGATTTAGAAACAGAAACACATAACTACTTTGCTAATAACATTCTTGTACACAACTCGAACGCTAGGTATCTATATCTTGACGGTGCGCAATACGCTGGAAGCCGTAACCTTTGGAAAGCGGCTGATAGTAATTGTGCATGGAGACGAGCATTAGTTGACAACCCTTGGATTGGAGAGTTTTGTAGGAACAATCCCGGTTATGTGCTTTGGGGTGAAATTACACCTACGCAAGGCGGTTTTGATTATATAACTAGTCCTAATCAAAAAGGAAAGATTCAATTTTTTGCTTTTGATGTTAGGACACCAAAGGGTGAATGGGAACCTAAAAATATAGCATGGCATCTTATAGACAACTACGGAGGACGTTTCGTTCCTGTTCTCTATGACGGACCTTACGACTACGATGTTATTAAGGGTATAGTAGACGGTAAGAGTGCAACGGGGGCAAACCACGTTCGTGAAGGAATTGTTATCACTGCTTTAGATGATCGTACTGTTAGAGGACTTGGTAGGCCGCAGCTTAAAATAGTATCAAATTCTTTTCTTGAGAAAGATAGTAAGTAGGTAATGGGAGAAAATGGGAACGATAAATAACAGTATGGAGGGCAGCAATGCTCTCCAACTTATTGTAAGTAAGGGATGGAATTGGAAAAACTCTAATGATCCGAATATTGAACTTGAAGTGTGCCCGTTTTGTAAGAAGTCTGGGTACGGACACTTTTATCAAGAGATTCATGGGACCACTAGCGAACGACGAAACCGAGACGGTTTATTTCTTTGCCAAAAGTGCGGAAAAAGTGGAAATCTTCATACCCTTAAACAACATTTAGGATTATCTACAGCAGAAGTAGGCTCTACGAAAGACTGGGCTAGTTCGGAAACTAAAATTGATGCGTTGCCAAATGTTGAGGCTTGTCACGAACTGTTATTAGCTGACGCTGATGCTATGGATTACCTCATGAACATAAGAGGGTTTAGTAGAAAGGTAATCGAGCAGCAAAAACTAGGACTAAAAGAGAAACACTTTTTTAAGGGGCTAGGAGAAATAAGAGCACTAGTCTTTCCGTATCTTATCAATGGTAACACAGTATTTGCTCACTTTCGTTCTTTACCAGACCCTAACGATCTAACTAAAGTAGAGAAAGCATTTAATAGTCCTCGTGGATATGACGCTGTTCTATATAATGGGCACATTCTAAAAGAAGGACTCAAAGAGGTAGTATTCGTTGAAGGAGAAATGGATACCATTTGCGCTCTCGATAATGGTATACTCAATGTGTGCGGCGTACCCGGAGCCAACATCCGTAAAGCTGAATGGATAGACAAAATTGATAGTATTGGATTAGAAAAGATTTATATATGCTACGATTCTGACAAAGTAGGTCAAAAAGCAGCACAAACACTAGCAGTTAAAATCGGCATTGAACGGTGTTATAAAATACAACTACCAGCTTTTACTACACTAGATGGTAAAATTGGTAAGGATTTAAACGAGTGGTTTAAAAACGGAGGCACCCTAGAGGCGTTCGAGCAGCTTAAACAAGACGCTGACCTGTTCGATGTAGACGGTGTTAGCAGCAGCGCAGATGCCCTAGAAGAGTTTGAGGATGAACTAGACGGTAAAGGATCAGGACAAAAGTATGCTACACCTTGGCCTAGTTTGAGTAAAATTGTCAGATTCGACGAAGGCGACATTATCGACATTATAGCTCCTGAGAAAATAGGCAAGACAACAATGGGCCTAAATATCATGGAATTTATGGTTGACACCTATGGGGAAGATGGTGTTATAATATGCTTAGAAATGACACGAGCAAGAATGGCCCGTAAATGGCTGTGCCACAAGACAGGAATACCCGATGTACTCGCTACTACGATTGAAGAGGAAAAAGCACTTACTAGCGCCTTCAAACAGGCTATACCTAGTGTTAAGCAAATGGCGGCAAACAGAGAAGGTAATTTGTACTTCTGTTATCCCAAGTACAAATCAGCCGAAGATATTTACAACTTAATTGTAGCTTGTATTAGACGTTATGGTGTCAAATGGGTTATGATTGATAACCTTCAACTTCTATGTGATGCTACTATCGGAACACGCAGTAGGACACAATATTTATCAGAAATCAGTAAAAGTTTGGCAAAAATCGGCAAAGACTATAACATACAGATGTTAAGAATTCTACAACCTCACCGGATAGCGGCTGGTAAAGTGGCTACCTCAGACAACGTAGATGGTTCTTCTCAAATTGCTAAAGATTGTGATTGCATGTTAGTAGCCAATCGTGCTAGACTAAATGAGTTAGAAAAAGATACTCTGCAAGAGGGAGCCTTTGTACAAACAGAAGGAACGTTTGGTAACGACTTTTATGTAGGTGTCGGATTAAGTCGGTATTCAGCAGGAGGATCAACAACGCTATACTACGAAGGAGCAACTAGTTCTATTTATGAACAAGCCGAAGGTAAGGTAGCGGCTATGAAAGCTAAAAGTATGCAAGCCGGAAAAGGTGATCTACAAAACACATTGGAAACATTGAGCAAATATTCACAACAGGAGATAAACCCATGACCAACGAAGACATACAAAATGTAATAGATAAGTTACAAGCTAATCCAATACGCTATAAAGATTATGAAGACTTTAAAAAGATTGGATTAGATACGGAATATCTGGACAGCGGAAGCTATAGGCATGCGTACAGGCTTTTAGATTTTCCTTTAGTTATTAAAATTGACAATTACGTAACCAAACACCAACAACATTCTTATAATGAATATAAAGTATATAAAAAAATCATTGAAAGTGATTTTGATAGTCCTTTATATCCGATAAAAAAGCATCTTCCAGAAATTTACTATTTTCAACAAGAGGAACCAACTGATGATAAACCGGGGTTTGCGATTACTTTAATGCGTTATTACCAGCATGGAATGAAGGAGAGTGACACAAGGCTCGGTCCCTTAGTTAGGTTAGTTGCAGACGCTGTAGACACGCATACCCATGATGTACGAGGAGACAACGTTAGAGAGTATGACGGAAAGTTAGTAATTATTGACCTTGGCAACATTAGAATATAATGACATATACAACACAAGAAAAAGCAAAAGACAAAAGGCTACAAAGAATTTACGGAATTACCCTAAAAGACTATAACATAATTCTTGCATTCCAACATTCATCTTGTGCAATATGCAAAAAACATGTTAGTATGTTTAGGATGGCGTTAGCAGTAGACCACGACCATATTACGGGGCTTGTTCGTGGTCTACTCTGTATGACATGTAACAGAGCATTAGGAAAGTTTCGGGACAACGACCAACAGGTTATAAATGCAGCGCAATATGTTACACAACCTCCAGCTACTATTGCGTTAGGAAGAGAACACAAAACGCTACCGGGCGGTATAAAAACTAAATCGAGAAAAAAGAAAATCAAAGGTATGAATGACAAAACAAAAAGTAAGCAAGCGAGAAAGACTTGCCGCAAACAAAAAAGCATTTGATGAGATTATTGGTGATCCTTATAGCAAGGAAGACCTACCCGGACAATATATAACAGCTAGAACTAGTAGCTCTTTAAAAAGTGTTAGCAATTACGATGCAACAGGACCATCTACCAAAAATGCAGCAAAACCAAATTTGATGGATTTTATTTGTGATGTAGAGAGCGCAATAGATGACGGCTTAATGAGGTTTAGGAAAGATTTTTACGGAGAAAGAGACGTATTTCCTTATTTTGTAAAAACGTATATCATACAAACAGAAGAAGCTTTCAAACAGCAAGAACGAGCAACACTAGAACAAATTATTGGACAAATCTTTATAGCAAGAAACATTAGTCCAGTATCAAAATACTTTACAGCCATTAGGCGTAAAAACGGGAGGTAAATTGAGCACACTATCTAATAAATCGTTAATACAACAAGCAACAGAAGAGGTTAAAGATTTGAAAAAACCCGATCCGTTAACCATTAGTATTATTTTCTTAAAATACGGTCTATACATTAAAAAAGAAGATATAGACAAACTTATAGAAGAGGCAGAGGCAGAGGCACTAAACGATGAATGATATAGTTGGGTTCCGAGAAACACCAATTTTGACGCCGACCGAGGTAGGTAAAGCACGAAAACTATATGTAACCGTTCAACATGATAGAGTTACTATATGCAATCATAAACTACCAAAAACTAATATTCCTAAAAAGATTAACTGTGAATGCTGTTGGTTTGCGTTTTTTCAGGGCAACGGAGATTTAGTAACAAAACTCGATGAAGTGTTGACAACTCACGGAGAAGGTGCTATAGTTAGATCACAAGGTAAGAAGTTCCTTCATAGGTTTAAGCAATTCATGGCGACAATAGAACGGTTCAAAAAGGAAGCAGAATGACAGATGTATTAGACACTCTTAAGGGTTTGGTTGGCGACGGTAACTCCACGCAAGCCAAGCCTAAAAAGAAAGAAAAAGAAGAAATTATACCACCTTCTAAAGCAGAAAGGTTTAAACTAATAGAAGGTCTTAACAAGGTTCTTAACACACAGTTCAAGGTTGATTCTACAATCGTTCGGATGGGAGCCAACGTCGGAGTACAAATCCCCTCTATCTCAACGAACATAGCCAGCCTAGACAACGATGTTATACAATGTGGAGGTATTCCTAGAGGGCGAATCGTTGAAATATTTGGTCCAGAATCGAGTGGCAAAACAAGCCTTGCGCTCCACATTATAGCGGAAGAACAAAAAAATACTGATAATCTTTGTGCTCTAATTGATGCAGAACACGCTTTAGATGTTACCTACGCATCTAAACTTGGAGTAAATGTTAATGAACTTTTGATTAGCCAACCGGATAGCGGAGAGCAAGCACTAGAAACAGCGGAGGCTCTTATCGAGTCCAAAGCAGTTAGTTTGATAGTCATTGATAGTGTGGCGGCTCTTGTCCCACAGGCTGAGCTTGACGGGGAGATGGGCGACTCCGCAATGGGTCTACAAGCCCGTCTTATGTCCCAAGCTATGCGTAAGCTTCGAGGGAAAGCAAACAACAACGGAGTAACACTTATATTTATTAACCAAATACGAGAAAAGATTGGTGTAATGTTTGGAAGCCCTGAGACTACAACGGGCGGGAGGGCATTAAAGTTCTTTGCTAGTTTGCGACTAGATGTTAGACGCAAAGATGTTATCGGAGATAAAGAGCATCCTATTGGGCATGTACTTAAAATCAAAGCCGTCAAGAACAAAGTTGGCAGTCCAATGCGCGAGACTCTAGTAGATTTAATATATGGAGTCGGTATAGACAAGGAAGCCGATTTAATCCGATATGCCATATCACTAAACGTAATAGAAAAAGCTGGACCGTGGTTTAAGTTTAATGGTGTAACTCTCGGACAAGGAGAAGCTGCTGTTATAGACGTTATAAAAAATGATCCAAAATTACGATCAAGTATTTATGCTAAATTAGTTTAGTACAGAAAGGAAAAGTAATGGCAAACAAGAGTAAGAAAGCACCAAGTAGTATTAGTAATCTAATTAACAATATATTTAACTACACGTCAATATGCTGCAACGCTCCTGCAACTAAAGCAGCTTGTGCTAAGTCTGATAAAGCAGACTCCTCATTGGGCAAATGGAAGTGTGTAAAATGCAGCCAAAAATGCAAAGTAACTCGTAGTAAGTACAAAAAGGAGGACAATGTTGAACAACCTCAAAGCGAGTAAGGCTATTCTTGAGTATATTATACAAGAAGAAGGATCACGCTTAAAGCCCTATGTTGACGTAAGAAATTGGACAACTATCGGTGTTGGTCACTTATTACATAAGGGGCCGATTACACATGAAGACCAACCTATTACACTTGAACAAGAGTTAGAATACCTTAGACAAGATATTTATAATACAGAAGAAATTATTAAACATTTTGTTATAGTAGACCTTAATCAAAACCAATTTGATGCACTTGTGTCTTTCGTTTTTAACGTAGGAGATGGTCATTTTATTAAGTCTGAGTTGTTAGCAGCACTCAACAAAGGTTTATACAATTTAGCAGCACAATACTTTGTAGAGTACGATCATGCAGGGGCAGTTGTTTCTACACCACTATTACGGCGCAGGGAGTACGAACAAACTTTATTCTTAACACCGGAGACGATATGAACGCGGCGCAAGAAGTATTTAAAAGGAACTTTAGCCTCCAAGATGTAGGAACTCGATATGAGCATTTATATGATTTATTAGAATTGTATGAGTGCGCTTACGAGATTCTAATGGGTAAACCTGTTAGGAGTCAAGAAGAATCTGCACAAGTCTACGAACTGAAATATGCCATTAAACTGCTAAGAAAGGTGTTAGAAAGTGTGGCAGATATGGATAGAAAAATGTTTGATTTGAGAAGGACTATTTTATCTTTACCAAAGAATCCTTTAATGATCGAGGGCGGGAGAGGGACACCGTTAAACAGAGAGACTATGTACTCTCTTCCCGATACTGTAAGCCAAAGGGAGGGTTTTTGAAGGACATAGGAACTATCAAAATCCGCTACGATAGCGACGACTCTTTTAGGATTGTAGCAACAGTTGACATAAATGGGTCAGTATTGTATGATGAATTAGAGGGTCGAGGAGATAACCTTCACGAATCACTGACCGATTTAGCAGCACAAATTGAGGACATAATAGCATGAGAGAAAAAGGGGCGATTTAATGGAAAATTTAGGATTCAACGCTTATCAGGTATTTGCGGAATATACGGCTAATTATCCTGATGTAGGAAACAATATGGTGTACCCGGCGATGGGTCTAGCTGGAGAAGCTGGAGAAGCTTGCGACAAGGCTAAGAAGCATTGGCGGAATACTGGTGAAATGGGAGCAGCTAACCTAACACAATTACAAAAGAAAGAGTTTGCAAAAGAGATTGGCGATGTGCTTTGGTACGCCGCTATGTACGCTAAGGAGCTAGGCTTTACTCTTGAGGAAGTAGCTCTAATGAATATTGAGAAGCTTCAAGACAGACACAATAGAGGAGTAATCAAGAGTGAAGGAGACAACCGATAATCATTTTAGCATGGATGGTAGTATGGGTCCACCGTTAGAAGAAGAGACTATGCGGTGGGAGCTTATAACAAAAGATACTAAATTTAGGGTAGGAGATTTGTTATGGAATCCCTATTACCAATCTGTTACTAAATTAGACGATGAGTTTGACATAGAATTTCTAACAAAACAAAGTGTGTTTAATGACACTCACATACTAAAAATAAAGCCCCCAATTTAGGGGGCTTTTTCTTGGTCTATTTTAACTTCCGCACGATCCACCACGACTAATATCACAAATATCCTGAGATTCTACAAATATTTGTCCGGTATGCTTCATAGCTGTTTTATAACTAACGGCTGTTAAGGGTTGTCCACTCCGAGCACCATCGGGATAACAAGTAATTCCTCGTAATTTTGGTAAATATGTAAGAAGCATTGTACCAAATTCTTTTACCTTATCCTCATTATTTGCCTCACTTCCCCACGCGGGTAAGTTGATAGTCGAGCTAATGCCGTGGTCAACGTATTGCTGTAACCATGCCTGAAATGCCACACGCCGCTCTGGAGAGATACTATAGGCATCCTCAATTGAATCGGGATTGATCCCATTCTCTTCTACTAGACGCTTTGCAGCCGTCTCAATAACATACTGATAGTTCCATGTGCGACCGTTCAAATACCTACGCTTAAAGGCTACGCAGAACAGCGGTTCACAGCCCGTAGTAGTCTCTGCCACGATACCGATAGTTCCCGTAGGCGCTATGGCTCTTGTTTTGACAGAATGTGATAAGCCCCAATCGTCTTCAATTGCATGAGCATAAGACGTACTTTCTTCGTAAATTTTGAGGTATTCTTGGAGGTCTGAGTCAGGGCCATAGGGCTTTCCGTGAGTGATTAGCCACTCATGTATACCCATTAAACCAAGTCCTAGACGGCGATTTTTTGTCCTAATCAAATCTACTTTTGCATAAGGAATATCTGAGTATAATGTACCTGCTACAAGCATCATAGTTGCCAAGAACACGCACTGTCTCATATCTTGTAGAGAGTCTATACGAGCCATGTTTATACTACCTAGATTACATATATCACTATCATCATAACTGGTAACTTCAGTACATGCATTCCGCAATGTTTCACCTGCGTTCTCGCCAGTGTCGATACTAAAGCCCGGTTCGCCAGTCTTTAGCATCTGCTTAATAGTTTCCCAATAAACTTTTTGTGCTAATTCGTGCTTTGGATAAGATTTATCATGGTATGCTAAGAAAAAGTTATCATCTAGTCGCACACTAACATTCGTACCATCTAGCGTAGCAGGGAAATTGAAATCTTTTGCCTTTAGTGCTCTTACTTCTGGTGTCCAGTCTTTAACATGGATGAACTCCATTATATCGGGATGATCCCAACCTAGTCCAGCCCATATAGCACTGCGTCTGCTTCCGCCTTGCATAATGAATCTCCCTGATTCGTTGACCATCTGCATTAGAGCCAATGGCCCTGTAGCTTCCCCGCCCGTCTTCTTAATCAGCGCCCCGCGTTCGCGGACTAACGAATATTCGTTCCCTATGCCAGCCCCACTCATTAGAGCCATGGTAGAGTCTTGCATGGTTTGCGCCCATCCTTCCCTAGAGTCTTCAGGACGCATTAGTAAACAGTTCTGGACTTGGTGGTAGGGTCTGCCAGCCGCGTACAGGTACCGGCCTCCGGGGATGATCTGTCTAATAGTTATACGATAAGTAAGTTCCTCTATAAGTTGTTTTCTATAACTTGGCTCTATTCCGGGTACAGCATTTAATACGTTTGTAGCAACTCGTTTTGCAATTTCCGGCCATGTTTGTTTGTCTCCTTTTTCAGGGTATTGTGCGTATTTTTGATTTATTACACTCGTAGCTAACGATCCGAATGTAAGTAACTTTGGGTCTATTGACCTCATAATGTATATTATTCTCCTATTTTAGAGCTAAAAAATGATGGGCATACCGAAGTATGCCCTACAAATACTACCGCGATTATGGTAGTCACTAGTGGAAGCTTTCGCTAACGTTTCTAATGGCACAGATTAGTTAACATATTCATAACTAAATTGGAGGGAAGGGTAGGGGTCGAACCTACTAAAGTATGATCCACAGTCATACGCCTCGCCGTTTGGCTTCCAACCCTATTTATATGGAGCCGCTGGAGGGACTCGAACCCCCGACATTCGGTTTACAAAACCGAGGCTCTACCAACTGAGCTACAGCGGCTAATCTATTTACCACACATGACCTGCAATGAAACCAACAATTACGCCAGCACCAAACCATTTAAACTTGCTCTTTCGTGCTTGAGCCTTAATAGTAGATACTTCATCTTTACACTCTTTGGTTTGGTCTGCTAATTGATTATCTAGTCCAGTAATTAAAGCGGCTTGGTTTTTAACCAATGCGCTCGAAAGTTGTAGTTCATACTGTCTATCAGTTAATTCGGTATTCGTGTCTGCTAAGTCTTTTTTAAGAACTGGAACATTTTCTAAATCAGTTACCGTTTCTTTTGCTTGGGTAGCATCTAAAGTAATGCCTCCATTACTAACAACAGCATTGCCTTGTGTTTCTAACTGATTCACTCTATTGGTTAACTGTTGGATAGTATCAGATTGGTCTTTTAATTGCTGTACCTTTAGCCCACTGTCACGAGAAACGATTCCATTTTCTAATATTTGGTTCTGTGCGGTTAAAGCTGCCACTTGATTCTGATAATTTTCGGTAGCACTTTGTACTTGTTCCGCTAACGTTTTGTTAGTATTTTCTTGTGTTTGTAGTGTAGTTTGTGCAGCTTTCGTCTTATCAACCCAATGCTTATCAATTATATTAAAACCTTTATTCACAACAAATATACTGCTTAAAAGGATCAATACAACTATAATTAGTTTCTCATGCTGTTTAAGCCAAGATTCGGTTTTTAATAAATCAGTCTGCACTCCTTTTAGATCGTTTTCCATTCTCCCCCTTGTTTTGTGGAACGTCTTGAAGCGGTTCGGATTGAAACCAATTCATACCGGCCCAATCCTCGAATTGGCTCCAACCGGAGCAGCCGCATGGCCGTTCCGGTTGTTCCGACTCTTTAACTTTTGGTTTTGTAGACTTCTCTACTTGAGCCATTTTTACTCCATTGTATAGGTGTAGCCATAGTTACTTCTTCTTTTCTTTCTTTTTTTCTTTACCCTTCATCTCTTTCTTGTCTTCTTTCTTTTCTTTGCCAAAGGGCATTTTCTTCTCTTCTTTCTTAGCCATTATTTCTCCTGTGTATTTTTTATTTGCTTATTTAGCCGTTCTAATACTTCTGGAAACGGTCCCTTTACTCTGTCGTCTATTAATGTACCATTCTCTTCTGAATCAAGAATGATTCCTAAACACGCCCTTGCGTGTCCTAAATGGTGAATACCTGAATCTTGCGCTAAGTCTTCACCTTCTAACCATGCCGTTATGTGCCGCATAGCAGCCGCAACATATATCCTTGCTTGAACTTTCTTTGCTCTAAAGTTACGAAAACCATACTTTCTCGTACCATCCATCATAGCAAGGGCTTCATGGGCCATCGCTACGGGAAGAACTTGGCTTAGGTCTACTTTTTGAGCACCTAATAAATCTTTAGGGTTTGTTGTGTCTGCTTTACTTGTTGCTTCCGTTGTCACCTTTTCTCCTCATAAAAACTGACAATATCTTATTAAACAGTTCATCCCACCAGTAGTATCTACATACATATATACTCCAAGGATCACGTTTTAGCATAATATATAATTTACCATTATCCCCTTTGAGCACGTCACCAACACAAATGTGTGAGTTGTACATTGTTGCAGGAACACGTAACATTTTAATCCTTTCTCGCCGTTACCGAACGCTAATTGTAGTTTTGACTGCCACTAATCTACCTCCGTATGATAAAACTGTGCTATTAACCCTTTTGTTTTATTCCAGACTAATGCCTCAGCAACTCGAAGATTTCCGGTAAAATGGTTCTCGCTGTGCCAAGCATCGGGCGGACATAACGCTGATAGAGTTCTAACACGTATGCCGTACTTTTCGTCTAACTTTGTTTTATGCGTGTGTCCTATATGAATTTCACGGAACTTTGAATTTCCAAAAGCTATAGGGTCTTCTGTAGCCATCCAAATGCCGTAATCGTCTTTCTTACCTTTGTCACCGTGCGTCAGAAGTAACAGAACGTCTCCCCACTTGATAAACTTATGTGGAGTAGGCTCGTTATCAACAGTTACATCTCCATAGTTATGAAAGTAGCATTCAAGAGAGTCGCCTAATGTAAAAGCTGTTTGTGTATCGTGATTTCCCGGTATCACCTTAACAATTACAGGAGCAAATTCCCTTAGCCTTTCTATGGTCCTACAAAGCATTTTACGAGCAGTCTTATAAACCTTTTGATACCTAGTATCCGAACTTACTATTGTTCCTTTATATGTTTCACTTCTGAAGTTATCAGTTTGTAGTAGATCATTACCAACACCTAAAACTATCACATCAAATTTGTAGTTTTTAGTAGACGCTATTAGTGATTCTACTGCACGAATATAAGTCTCTTCTGCTATCTCGGTATCGTAGTCTTTCCAGCCTGTTTCTTTCGACCAAGCAAACTTTCCAATATGTAAATCGGGAATAAGAAGTTCTAGCATATTACCGCTAGGTGTTGTAATAGCACAATCGTTCCAAATAATAGGCCATTTAGCAGCCTCCTTAGCTTCGTTTTTTAAATCTTCTATCTCTTTACGAATATCTTCTACATATTGTTTCTTATGTAAGAACGCCTTTACTTGCCACAACGGTTGTACTTGAGCCGTTCCGGTAGCATCTTTGTAACCCATGTCCCATTTATTGCAAATAAATCTATCAACTTCCCATAAGGACTTATCGACTTCGCAATATGCTAACAATTCGTCTAGCGTATGTATGTTAGTTTTTGGCAAACTGATAATACACTTGTCTTGTGTGTATTCTATTTTTGTTTCTTCAGTAGTATTAGGAACCTCAGCCGGGTTAACAGCTTCTAAAAACTCAGAAAAGGTTGAGAAGTATTTAGTCCATTCTTGAGGGCCGAACTTGCTATGTTTTCTATAATAGTCTCTGGTAAGTATGTTACCAGTAATTCCTTGTAAGCGTCGGGCATCTTGAATTATATCATATCTTAATGTGTTTATTGTATCTGACATTCCCCTCCATTTTTACTTCTAAACATATTGTAACACATACTAAACCACTTGTCAAGGGTTTGAAGCGTCTTTGGTGCTCTTAGTATCTTTACGTGGTCTAGTAGGACGGGCTTTAGCTAGTTGTACAGCGTACATCGGTGCGATAAACGCCCTAAAATCACTACGCTGTTCTTTGATTTCTGTTACAATTTGAGCCGTTTGTAGGTTGACCGCACCTTTTAGCTCACTAACACCAATGTGAATCTCTTCTAGCTTGGAAGCCTTGGTTTGAAGCCATTTGAAACCCTTGTATAAGACTCCTAAAATTGTAAGCAACGGTAGCCAAAACTTAACCTCAGTGTATACTGAGGCCATTGTTATAGCTACGCCTATTTCTACCAACATAATACTCCTTATGCGCTTTGCATTATTTATAAATGAATAGAGTGTTCATATCACCTATTCGTGGATGCTGATCGGGGTTTCCTATAATCTTATCAACAAACCAATGATTTGTTATTCTACGACTATCTGCCCAATAGACTCCGCCCTTGGCATAGTCTTTAGTACCATCATATATGGCGTCTACCTCTTGCAGTAGACGAGTAAAGTTTGGTTCCCATACTGAGGGTGTGCCAATAGGCTGTATTAGCTCTGCTGAGTATTTAGGAATATTATCTATAATATCTAACCAGCTACCCCAACCTAAACGTTGACGGTTAGCCAGACAAGACATTATTAAACACGGTCCTAAATGACCGCCGTATTCTTGTCCATATCTCCAGCCTTGTAATACAAGTTGTCCTTTAAGAAAATCATCGGGCCTTAACATACTTCTCCATTATATCAAACTCTATTAGATTTGTCAAGGGGTAATCACTTACCCCCTAACGCGCTTGCAGCTCCTGCATAGATGCTACTTCGGTAATCTTTCCTACTAGGTTCTCCAGCGTAGACTTTAGCAGCTTTTCCTATAGCTTTGCCAGTATCACTATTAACTACTTTAGAAGCAGCTTCACCAGCCTTACCGATGCCGCCAATTATCTTCCAAGTGGTAGGGTGATTAGCAGCATACTCCACAAAGTCCTTAACACCTTTAAGACCTGCTGTTAAACCAATGGCTCCTACAATAGTTTCAAAACCACGGCTTATAGCAGGAGCTACAAAAGCAGCACTGCCCGGCAAAGCAGTATTAGCTATAGAACCAGCTAAGGCACCGCCACCGACACCTAATGTAGCACCGCCTAAACCTGTACCAATATAGATACCAGCTTTTGCTAATTTCTTAACACTAGCAGTATCCTTAATATCATTTACTATACTTTGGACTTTTTGTAAACTAGCAGGATCGCGTGTGCTAAACACTTCATTAAACACATCTGGTTTGACTTTTTCGTACCAATCTAAGTATTTAGCAGGATCAAATCTACCACCGGGACTACTATTTTGAATTACCTTTTGGTGGATACCATCTGCTATAGTTTGCCAATCGTCACCAGCAACACTTTTAGCTTTTCGGATAGCATCAAGAGGAATATCACCTTGTAGAAAGTTAGGATTAGTAGCTCCGTC